AAGTTAACATATATGTGTTAAGCTTCGATCCCATCCAACCACCGAAGTCAGTAAGCCATTTAGGCATCGATTCTTTTATAGTTTCCCATGACGGTAAATTTAATTTAAACGAGTTAAGCTTCGATCCCATCCAACCACCGAAGTCAGTAAGCCATTTAGGCATCGATTCTTTTATAGTTTCCCATGACGGTAAATTTAATTTAAACGAGTTAAATGCATTTACTATATATCCTTTAGGATCCTTCCAGAAGTCACCGAACTCAGCTTTTATAGTTTCCCATGACGGTAAATTTAATTTAAACGAGTTAAATGCATTTACTATATATCCTTTAGGATCCTTCCAGAAGTCACCGAACTCAGCTTTTATAGTTTCCCATGACGGTAAAAGATCCCTCACAAGTTGTCCTATTTTAGCGAAAAATTCGGGTATAGCTTTGAATATATTATCAATTGATTCTGAGAAAGAGAATTCATCCATCTTCTTCTCTAGGTCGGTACCTCCAAAGAACCCCACAATCCACGAAATTACACTCTTAATGAGATCAAGAGGAGCACCGATAACACTCTTGATAACACCTTTATTAAAATTAAGAATGCCTGTGCCTATATCACCAGCTTTAAAATCATCTACACTAGATCGGAAACCTTCATATATACCCATCACTGCAGTTAATGGCCAAGCAATCTTACCTAGAATAGTTGCAAACTTACCTAAAAATGTACCTGCTTTCGATAGAGTAGTGCCAAGTGTTCCAGCTTTAGCAGCTTTAGCAGCTTTAGCAACTTCATCTTTTTTAGGCATTAGAAGAGATAACCCACCAGTTGCAGCAGCTATTGTAGCAGTTTTAGCTACTGCCCCAACACTTTTAATCACATTTCCAATAGAACTTGTTGCTGCCTTCATGAGATTCCAAGCTTTACTATTCTTTATGGTATCTGTTATAGTGTTAATCCGAGAGGCAATGTTACCACTGAACTCCTTTACAGCATTAGAGGCGTTAAAGAGAGCTCCTCCTAATTTAGTTTTCTTTACTGATTCTGTTATAGCTACACTGCTAGCTTTAATACTATTTCCCCATTTACTCCAGGCGGCTGTAACTGCGGCGATTGTAGGGAATATAGAAGGAATCTTATTAACGTATGATGATAAACTTTCTTTAACATCATTCCAAGCAGCTGCAATTTTATCCCAATTATTATATATACTTTCTAGAGCAACTAAACCAGCTCCAATTGCGATCTTAGTACCATGCTCCTTTAACTTATCAACCACTGTTTGTTTAGCTTTACCTAAGCCATCTTTGATCTTAACCTTAGATCGCATAGCCACCCCTTTCAAACCAGGAGTCATATCTGCTCTATGTTCTGCTCTTTCACGTTCCTTCTTAGCCAAAACCTCTACTTTATCAGCAGCATCTTTAGCTGCTTCAATATCCATATCAGTTAATTTATCAGCGTGTGCTTTAGCTTCTTCAGCAAGCCTATCTGCATTTGATAGACTTGCATCGTGCATTATATCTTTTGTGAGTTGCTCTTGTTTGAAATGTAGATCAGCAGCTCGTGTTGCAGATTCCACTCCTGATCTCATTTCTTCTCGAATGTTTTTAGCGATATCACCAAAAGCGTCAGGTGTATTATTCTGAGCTGGTATCATTTTCGATACTGTTTCAATTAATTCTTTATGACGATTAGCCTCATTCTGATCATTATCTTTAATTTGATTCACGATAGGTAATTTATTTGGCATTCTCTTTTTCCATTTCTTTTAAGTGCTTTAACAACAATCCAACATATACTTCTCGTTCCCAAGGAACCAAACTCTCAATTTCTGTCAAGCTCCACTTATGATGTTGTATAAGGCTAAAATTTATTTCAAAATAAGATTTTAAATCATGAGTGAAGCTAATTAAAAAAACGAAGATAGACCCTCAAGTCGTATTACATTTACAGTATTACAAATTGGACATGGCATAGTAGCTTCGTATACAGTTTTCGGCATATTAGCCATAAACTCATTAACCTTTTTAAATACAGTATCAGGTAAACTCTCAACAAAACTCATCAACTCCTCATCTGTATAATCAGATGGTTTATGTACAACATCCCCTTCATATATAGACTTAATTAAATGAATAACAACGTTGAACATCTTATCTATATCTGTATCCCCATTTACCATCTCTAAATTATCCCCAGACGGGTATCTCAACTCCATACCAATATTTTCTGTAATCTCGATTAATGGATTAGGTTTATCTTTAAGATCAACTTGAACTTTGTTGAGATCAATTTCTATAGGTATTTCCTCATCACATTTCGTACACCGTTTAGTAGCATTGATAGTATCCCCAACACTCTTCTGTCTCATTTTAATGAACATATATTCAATATCAAAGAACGGAAGATCACTAAGATTTTTAATATTTCCAAATGTACAATTATCAATAATCTGTAATATAGCTGACACCATAGCTTTTTCATCTTTAGACTCAAGAGCCATCAAGAGAATCTTCTCTTCTTTAACTGTGAAACTTCTGTATTTCCATTTCTTCTTAGATGACGGAAGAGTTAGATTAAATGTTGCTTGTTGTATCTGTGGTAATGCCATATTCAATATTCCTTTATAATATAATTAATTCTTAACTAAAATTTCATGTTTTCTGTAAGCGAAATTCACTTGAAAATCACTAACTTCTGATGTCGGACCACTCGTATACGTTTTTGGAGTAATATTTAATGGGTATATATCATGAAACTTAGTCGTCATGATAGTATTAAATTGACGATCTAAATCTTTCAATATACAAGATGATATATAATCATCATAATACATGATAGTATCTTGCTTTAAGGAACTATCAACAAAAGCTGATCCCTGCATACCCATTATCCACGCATCCATTAAACCAAACAAATTGTGATCATCTGCATTCAAGAATGTTACCTCTAAATCTGATTCATGCCCTATACCCGTAACAGGTTTAATATGATTAAACCCATCCCCAACTCTAGGTATATTAGTAGCTGAGTATGGAGAGTATGTAACTCCTTTAACGTATACATCCGCAGTAGGGAAAACTTCAGAAGCGTTTGTTAGCGTTCGCCCTTCCCAAAACTGTGTCTCGAGTACTTTCGGGAAACCAGTGAAACTAAAACTGTACAGATTATCTCGTGCTAGATCATTCCCCGATTTAAATACAGTTGATGTAAAATGTGATATATTCATATTATGTATTTATCAACTAATTTTATTATGCTCTCCATATATCCCTCTGAGAAGCTCCAACAAACTTAGATGTTGGTAAAAAGATAGATTGCTCCCAATCTGTAGGAAAAATCTCAAACACTTGACTGTTTATATGAGAAAATAAATATCTATGTATAGTCTTCTCCACAAATTTAACTTTAGATACTACCTTCCAATTAACTTTGAACATATCATCATCTGTAATATCACTAAAATCACTCCGTCCAGTGAATTTAAGCATAGCCGACATAAACTGCATTCGATGCATTGGAGATAAGTAATGTACATTCAAACCTAACATAGATTGACCTTCAATGCCTATTATAATGCTTAATGGATGTTTATCCCAATACGGTAATGTATCTTGATGTTTAGCATCATACATGAATGTTACCATAGAACCTAATTTAGGATTAGATACCTTTTTAGGCTTCTGCATTCCTTGATCAACTACACCTTTAAACCACTGAGAAGCTTTCTTTGTATCTGTTGCAATGAACTTATTACCAGTTAATTTAGATGTTAATTCATGCTGGATCTTTTTAGGTGCACTTACACCAGCCTTTCCAGCTTTTGTTAATCGAGCCCACTGAGCTCCTCTCCATACATATGATTTACCATCAGTAGCTTGTTGTACTATACCTTTCTTAATACTCATACACGTATTTATCACTCACATTACATTTTACCTCTCTTCAATGTCTTCTCAGTGATAATCATAAACTCCCACCCTCTATCAGCGCACCATTTCATTGCGGATTTCCATTTGGCTTGATTTACAGCATAAACCTTAATTGCATTAATATATCGTTTAGTCTTACGACCAGATTTAGGTAGCTTAGGTGGCATTGTCTCTGCATGAGGCTTCACTTCAACTAATATACTTCTACCATCCTTCAATAACATCCAAAAATCTACGAAGTATCTATGATATCGATTATCTACTGGTGATATATAAGGTACAACATCTTCTTCACTACGCCAAGTAACTACCTGTGTATTACTGTCAAGGTATTCCATAAATGTCCGTTCCCAACTAGATCTATATACAATATTATTTATATCACCTTGATACTTACTTTCATTAATTGGTTTCCACTTTCCTTGATGATACTTGCCCATGATTATATTTATCAACTATTATCATTTTATGTGGTATAATAATAAAAACCAACATCTCTCCACGTCTTTCTGGTAAAATTCTCCCCTAGTGATTGAAGAAACGGACTTCTAATAAATGATTTGTTGCAGATGGTAGCATCTAGATTTTTAAAATATCTCCGAATTATTCTAAGTGATGTGCAACAACCATACACACTCTTAATAGCGTGATGTAAATCTACAATCGTGTGATACTCTCCAACTCCTTTGAATCCATAACACTTGTGTCCATAATTGGTCTCTAATCTTTTCCGTGTTTGCTCCTTACCAATAGTAGCCTTCCATGTTTCATCACTAACAGTTGCAACTTGTTTAGCTATACCCTCTTTACCAATAGTAGCCTTCCATTCAGGATCACTAAATATTTTAAGTTGTTTAGCTATACCCTCTTTACCAATAGTAGCCTTCCATTCAGGATCACTAATCGTTTTAGATCGTTTAATCATACCCTCTTTACCAACAGTTGCCATCCACTCAGGATCATTAATCGTTTTAGATCGTTTAATCATACCCTCTTTACCAACAGTTGCCTTCCACTTAGGATCATTAATCGTTTTAGATCGTTTAACCATACCCTCTTTACCAACAGTTGCCTTCCACTTAGGATCATTAATCGTTTCACATTGTTTAGCTGTAGACTCAGGAGTATTAGTCATGTTGCAGTTAGCATAAGATAAATTGTAAAATAATGGATTAGAAGCTACTTCGTGGTCTCTCTGTAAAAACTCTTCATACTCAAGACACTCTTTAGAGTTATTAAACGTTTTAACTACAACACGTTCTAATTGAGATGAGCACACATCTTGAAGACTTCTGAAATATTTAACATATGATGATCCAAAATATCTGTGATTTTCGGGATCAATGTTATTTTCTTGAAGTTCCTTCCGAGTAGATGATCCAATATAATACCTCTCTGTTCCTATAGGATTAAGATCAGTAATAAGATAAACGTAAAAATTGTTACCATTATAAATAGACGTATGCATGATAATACTTCAATGTTGTTATGTTAGAAAGGGGACAGTGATCCAACACTATTCCCTTTTGTTATATTTATACTATATTAGATAAATACTCATATGATCAAAAACGTAACAATATCGACACTAGACCAAAATCAATCGTATAATGCTACTGATTCTAAAGGACTTCAATACCCTTTAGATATGAGTAACATTAATAACATCATATCCCTTAGGATATTTGGATTATATGAGCATGCTGGAGCAACTTTATCAAATCCAGATAAAGCAGAAGCTAAGAACGCTAAATATAATAAGAATACTCTAGCTAATATAATGTTATACCAAGTCCCAGTATCTACAGCTTATACCCAGAATTGGGGTAAACAAGAAGGAATGTTTAAAGGGCACGGAGGGGAATCGATAGCTGGCTTACAATCAACTCAATATCTCGCTAATAAAGTTGGAACTGGTATAACATCGACTGTAGGTGCGTTATGGGGAGCTAATGATGCTGTTGGAACTGGCAAGAGTATTAATCCGTTTTTAGGAGTGGCATATGAGAGTCCTGAGTTGAGATCTATAACTCTTCCGTTTGTTATGAACCCTAGGAGTGAACAAGAAGCTCGAGCTGTTATGAATATAATCAAGACGATAAAATATCATAGTTCTCCGTCATACTATGATACAGTTCAAACGCTGGATGATGCTCTTGCTAACGAGAAAATTAATGGAAAGGAAGAAGTTAAGGGTAGTTTACTTTCGACTATTGTATCCAAAGCAGGATCAGTAGCTAATAAATTTATTCTAAATGCTCCAGATGTATTTGAAGTAAATTTTCTTAATCTAGAGGAAGGAAGAAATCACAGTTTGTTTAAATTTGGTCCAGCAGTATTAACTGACTTTCAATGCAATTACGGTGCAGATGGAGTGTGGCGTGCATTTAAAAATGGTTTATCAATTAATGTAGAAATGAGCTTGAATTTCCAGGAGATGGACATTCTAACGAGAGCGGAAATCTTGAAAGGTTATTAACATGCAGACATTATACACAGCTATACCTAAAATTGAATATGACGGAAGGATTATTAAAGATATATTCAGACGATCAATTCCAACTAAAAACATCGATACAAGGTTTAATATATACTCTTATATATTAGAGGATGGAGATACTCCTGAAATGTTAGCTCATAAGTTGTATAATGATGTTAACAAACATTGGATATTATTATTAATTAATAATGTGATAGATCCTCATATGGATTGGCTTCTCTCAATAGATGAGTTAGAGCGTTACACTGAGAATAAGTACGGAAACCTTAATGATTTCCATCATTGGGAAGATGATGAAGGTGACCATGTATATGATGACAGGATCAACGATCATGATACGTATAATCTAATATATACATCAAATATAGATCACGAAACACATCTAAACGAAATTAAAAGAGATGTTAAAATCATCCCAAGAGAGTATATAGCAGATTTCGAGGAAATGTTTAAAGAGAGTATCAAGTGAAAGCTATTCGTAACGCTAAAGCATATAAATTAATTGAACTAAAAGTTATAAATGCTTGGAATCAAGAAACTGATATATCAACTATGATGCAGAGTATGACTATTACTGAGAGTATATTTGCTAATGGCACTCAGGGTATGATTCATGTAGCAGACGGTATAGGACTTTGGGAAATGCTACCTTTCATTGGAGAAGAGCGAATCAAGATCAAATACCAAACATCATTTGCTGATCAAGATAATGCTTTATATGAGAAGATATTCAACATATATAGAATTGATAATGGGAAACAGTATGACGGCAAAACAAGATCATATATTATACATTTTATAAGTCATGAAACAGAATTAAATAACAACATCAAACTTAGCAAATCATACAACAAAATGACATCAGATATAATTGTTGCAGATATATGGGATAAGCTGAATGTTGAAGAATTAAATTCTATAGAGGTATCTGAATCCGCTCCTCGATTTATTATACCTACATGGTCTCCGTTCAAAGCTATTGAGTGGTTAAGTAAGAACTCCATTAGTAGTGATAACGATTATAATGATTATGTGTTATTTGAAAATCGGAAAGGTTGGCATTGGGTTACGATTAGATCACTCTTGAAACAAAGTATCAACCAGACTATTGAATACGGAACATCAACTATAAAAAATGCAGAAGGTCAAACAAAAAATGTGATTGAGAATATCGAATACAATCGATTATATGATACTGTGCAGATGACTAAAGATGGTTTGTATGGTGCTAGACGGTTGACGTATTCACACATTAATAAGAGTATGAATAATGAACACACTATTCAGGATGATGCTTTGTATTTGAATAAGCCTAGATTACCAGCTCAATCATTAAGAGGTTCTAGTAGAGGAGCAGCATGGGATCATAATATACCAGATGTGAATGTTGCTGATACTTTATGGGGAACTGAACAATATTATGAATTTCTTGGTGATCCAATGGCATCATACACAGTTAAGTGTAATGATCCAGAGACTGTATACAAAGGAAAACATAAACATCATTTAATAAGAAATCAACTATTCGCCTCTATCAAGAGTAATACTTGGTCAGTTACATTACCTGGTAACACATCACATTATTGTGGGGAGGTTATATTCCTTAACATGCCATCATTCAGAGATACTATTAAAAATGAAGGTCTTGATGCTTTAAACTCAGGTAAATATCTTGTCACTGCCATTACACATTCACTGAACATGGATGAATATACAATTGAATTAGAGATACGAAATACAGGATCTAAAGAGGATTTTGCTACATGGTAAATATGAAACTGTTTTATGCAGTAGTCGAAGATCGACTTGATCCTAGTATGCTAGGTCGCGTGAAAGTTCGAATCATTGGTTTACATACTGATGATAAGAGTCCTAGTGGAATATCAACGGATGATTTAATGTGGGCTTATCCTATGATGCCTATATCTAGCGCTAACATGAACGGTATTGGTCAGACCCCATTAGGAGTTGTTGAAGGTTCATGGGTGGTAGGCTTTTTTAGAGATGGTGATAATTGTCAAGATCCTGTCATTATAGGGGCTACAGGAGGTATACCTAGATCAACAAGTCAAGGAGAGAATGGTTTCGAGGATCCTCTCGGAGTGTACCCAAAAACAGATTATATTAACGAACCAGATGTAAATAGACTAGCGCGAGGTGTTACTGTAGATGAGGATGATAACACTAAAGGAGCTGAGTGGATTGATCCTGAAGATCAATCTAAACATGATAATAAAATCGGGAATACTATAGTCAAGGATAAACAGGATGCGAGAGAAGCTGATAAAGATGTTCTTATAGGAAAAGGACGAGATGGTAGTAACGGTGAAGGTAAATGGACTGAGCCTGAATTATCATATGCTGCTAGATATCCTTTTAATCATGTACACGAATCAGAGAGTGGTCATATCACCGAGATTGATGACACTCCTGGGGCAGAGCGAGTTCATAATTATCATCGAAGTGGTACATTTAAAGAGATACATCCTAATGGTACAATTGTCCAAAAGATTGTGAATGATCATTACGAGCTTGTGTACGGAGATGATTTTTTACATGTGAAAGGTCATGTGAATATTACAGTGGACGGTAACTGTAACTTATACACTAAAGGCAATCTCAATGAACAAATAGATGGAAGTTATCATAGACACATTAAAGGTAACTTCACAGAACAAGTAGATGGTAAAGTTGATCGAAATATAGGTGGGACATTCGATCAAGTTAGTGGTGGTAATAATATCACAATTGCACCTCGCATAGATTTAAATCCTTAGGAGCTGACATGACACAAACACGAATCGGTTACACTTGTCAAATGGGTGATCCAATGGCTTTCTCAGAGGCTGAATGTTTAGCATCAGGAGGTAATTGGATTGGCCAAGAGGTTCCAGCTGGAGTACCTGATTTTGGGAGTATCACTGGTGGTGGTTTTAACAATACTATAGATAATGCTGATTCTTTCTTACGTTTCCCTGGTCAAGATAAACTTAATAGTATATCAAGTCTAGGTACATCAATGAATGCATCACATAAAATAGGCTACACTAATCCATCACAGCTAAACCTTGCTGGTTTTGTACCAAATGATCAAGTGAAGATTAAAGCGGCTTTGTCTAAAATCGACACTCTTGCTAATAATACCTCAGTATGTTCTCAAGTGGTTCAGAATATTGTAGATAAGAACGTAACTGATGTTCCTAAGAATACAGCAATATTAGATGCATACAAAACAGCATCTAAATTAATTGATTGTGGAGAAGGTCTCGATGTGGTGATGAAAGGAGAGAATCTTCTCGATGAATTCACATCTACATCCAACTTAACATCAGTTGAATCTTCAATAGACAAAATAACAAATAGCATGAACTCTGATCTTTTTACAGCATTACCTAGTTCAGATGGACCTGTAATGAGTTGTGTATGTCATGGAGGAGATCCCTTTGATGGGAATGAAACTGATTGTCTATCTAATGGAGGGGAATGGAGGTGTCAAGAAGTATCAGGTTCTGCTGCGAATACATTTAATATAGACTTTATGAACAACATAAACAGTATAGATAACGTCGCAGATGACATGGATGGAGCGTGTAATAAACTCCAAGGGGCAGTTGAAGCTCTTCATGCTAAAGGTGTTGCATTGGTTGCTAAAGCAACTGGTTATCTTGAGAAAATGAGCAAACTCTCTAGTTTGAGTGTATCAACTGGTCCTTGTGGGGAGATTATTGAAGCATTGATACCAGACGAGGCTAAATCATATTTACCATTAATCAGTAACGCTCTCAAAGGATTGCCACCTCAAGGGGGAGGAGAGAGTTGTGTATGTCATGGAGGAGATCCCTTTGACGGGAATGAAGCTGATTGTATATCTAATGGTGGGGAATGGAGATGTCAAACCATCGAAAGTGATACTCCTATCACATCAAATGCTCCATATACTGAATTTTTACCTACAATACCCCAAATTCCTACAATCCCAACATCAACCGTAACGAATAATGTGAAGATTCCCATTAACATAAGTGCTAAGATAACTACAGTGGAACTGAATACACTATCTAGTATATCATCTATTACACCTAGTATTAATACACCTAGTATTAATACACCTGTTGTGAATGGTATCGGAGGTAATCTATTCAGCACCATATCTAATAAGATAAGTTCATTAGTACCAGTTAATAATGTAAGTTCCTCAGTTGATACTAGTGGATTTAATATCAATTCAATAGAATCTTCATTTAATATTACACAAGGGATAAACAGTCCTGCTCTATTTAATGGTAATCAACCTGAGCCTTGGACAAAAGCTGACGGAAGTAAAATGACTAGAGCAGAAATTGATGCTGCTCAAGCGGAGTATATGTAATGCCAGCAGCAGTACGAAAAGATGGAGTTGATGCAACATCTGACCCGGATGGTTCCGGATTTTGTTGCGGTTCCCCATCTAGTCATAGTACAAATGCGGGAAGTGGTAATGTATTCACTAATTCAATTGGTAATGTTCGTCAAGGAGATGCAATGATTACTCACACTTACGCAGGACCTTGTTGTACTCCTCACGCCCCAACCTGTTCCACTCACAGTCCAAATGTTTTTATTAACAGTAAAGGTGCAATGAGAAAGGGAGATGCATTTGGAGGAGATCATATTACTGTAACAGGATCAAACAATGTATTCATTAACGGGTAATCAGATGATCTAATCTAATAGCATATGCTCCTATTAAATGCTCTTTATTGTGTTTAATGAGTTTAGATTTTGATCTACAAGTGTTTCCTATTCTATTAGTATGTGACGAAATAATCAACTTTTTATGTAACACATTCATAGATTGTTTAGATATTTCAGAATATAAAAGTGAATCGGTTTCGTGATATACATTCCACATACGAGACAGATCTAATTTGAAACAATTGTTATTATGGTATTTAGACATTATCCACGCTGATGTTGATATCATATTACAGTGAGGACATTCAACAGAATGTTCATCTTTCCATTGTTTAGATGATTTAGTTTCTGATGATTTTCTCCCTCCTCGTTGATTAGAGGTTTCCCCATTTTCATCTAGAATTAATTTAGTTGAATTTGCCTTCTGTCTTGCTATTTCAGCGATAGTGGTTCCATCATCTTTTGCTATATTCCTAGTTACAGCTGCTTTTCTCGCACTCAACTGAGCAATTGATACTCCATTTAAATCTGGAATAGATTTAGTTATAGCTGCTTTTCTCCCTCCACGTTGATATGACGTCTCTCCATTTTCATCTTTCAATGAACGTTTATATACCATCTTAGCTGTGGATATTGGGGTATTAACAACTCCCGATGCATATGATAAATTATAGAATAATGGATTAGATGCTACATTATGCTCCCTTTGCAACATCTCCTCATATTCAAGACACTCTTTAACATCATTAAATGTTTTAACTATGACACGCTCTAATTGAAGAGACTGAGAATCTTGAAGTGTTCTAAAGTGAGGTGTATACGAAGATCCGTAATATTGATCTTTTTCTGGATCAATATTATTTTCAGAGAGTTCCTTTCGAGTAGCGGATCCAATATAATATCTTTCTGTTCCTATAGGATTAAGATCAGTTATTATGTCTACCTAATAATTGAGGCCACTATAAATAGATGTATGCATGATAATATTCCAGTAATATTATATTAGAAAAGGATTAATGATGATGCATTAATCCTTTTTGTATTTATTACTGAAACCTATCATCATTTTTAACTCATTAATAGATAAATAATATCATGAATAGATTAAGTAAACATACACAGATATATAGTGATATTGATATTGACTTCACTAAACATCCTTACACTAAAGACTTAGCAAAAGTTACTGATGAGAATAGTGTAAAACAATCATTTTTGGGACTGTTACAGACTAATCATGGAGAGAGACCATTTCAGCCATGGTTAGCATCTGGAGTTAATGAATTATTATTTGATAACATGGACCCTGCCACAGCGATAATGCTTGAGTATAAAATAGAAGATTTAATCACTAATTATGAGCCTAGGATTGTACTACACGAAGTTAATGCTACACCGAATTACGATGATAATGCTTATGATGTAACCATTGGCTTTAGCATTAGAGGTGTACCAAGCAAAAAAGAAATGAGCTTACAATTAGAAAGAATTCGCTAGAATCATAACTCTAATACATCCATGAAAATACCCATATTCTTATAAGATCCCCATTTTTTATTATAATCTTTAAAGTCTATAGCATTTATCTTATTACCATAGAACATTAAATTCATACCAACGACATTAGATACATCCCAATTGCTTATATCATCAGTGAACTTAGAATCTCTAAACATCGAATTCATACCAACGACATTAGATACATCCCAATTGCTTATATCATCAGTGAACTTAGAATCTCTAAACATCGAATTCATATTAGTTACTTTAGATGTATTCCAATCACTTATATCATCATCGAACTTAGAATTTCGAAACATCGAATCCATCATAGTAACATTAGATACATCCCAGCCACTTATATCACCATTAAAGACAGAATCACTGAACATAAAACTCATATTGGTAACATTAGATACATCCCAGCCACTTATATCACCATTAAAGACAGAATCACTGAACATAAAACTCATATTAATTACATTAGATACATCCCACTCACTTATGTCACCATTAAAATTAGAGTTTTTGAACATTGAATTCATATATTTAACTTTAGATACAACCCATTTACTTATATCACCATTAAAGACAGAATCACTGAACATAAACCACATATTATCAACACTAGATACATCCCACTTACTTATATCACCATTAAATTGTGAATTATTATATAACATATAACTCATGTCAGTAACATTAGATACATCCCATTTACTTATATCTCCATTGAACTTAGAACTACTGAACATAAAACTCATATCACGAACATTTGAGACATCTAAGTCATTAAGATCAGCATCATCAGCTCTCTCTTTAATTATACTTTTTAAATGTTTATTATCTTTAACTTTAATCATAACTCTAATACATCCATGAAAATACCCATATTATTTACAGGTTCCTGTTTTTTATTGTAATCTTTAAAATCTTTAGCGTCTATCTTATTACCATAGAACATATAATTCATACCAACGACATTAGATACATCCCAATTGCTCACATCTTCAAATAACCGACTCATATCAGTTACTTTAGAGATATCTAAATCATTGAGATCAGCGTTATCAGCTCTCTTTGATTATATTTCTTAACTCTTCATTAATTTCGACTTTTATCATATACCTATTATACCACATTTTGCACAAAAATACAACATATTTCTCTTTTATAAGTTATTGATAATCACTTTACTATTTATGGAGTATTTAAACTACTGATATATTAAAGTTTATCTATTCAGAGATAAATAAACCAATATAACATGGAAACTTTTATGACCCAGCAACTTAATACATCAGAGCTAGACTTCAATAAAATCAAGGATAACCTTAAAGATTTCATGAGATCTCAATCAGATCTCAATGATTATGATTTCGAAGGTTCAAATTTATCAATTCTTTTAGATGCTATGGCATACATCACACATTATCAAGGTGTTTACGTTAACGCAGCTGTGAATGAATCATTTCTCGATACTGCTATCAGACGAAATAGTATAATATCTCACGCTAAATCAATTGGTTACACTCCTAACAGCACAAAGGCTGCTCAAGCAACAATTAACTTAAAATTCAATGAAGCTGAGAATGATGCAAACAATATAATTGGTGTTACTATAGCTAAAGGGGCTAAATTTATTGGTTCATATCAAGGCTCAATATACAACTTTGTTACATTTGATACATATTCAACTTCATATCCTTATTCTATCGATATACCTATTAAACAAGGTTCATATCACACAAAGACATTTACTTGGCTGGATGGGACTGTTCAAAATTTCATTCTAAATGAAAGTGACATTGATAGAGATTCAATTTCCCTTAAAGTGAATGGAGTTTTTTGGACTTACTCTAATGGAGACCTTACCAATGTAGATGCATCGAGTCAAGTATTTTACATACAAGAAAATTATGATAATAAAACTGAATTATATTTTGGACCAGACTCAGGTTTGTTTGGATTAAGACCGAATAATGGAGATACTTTAGAAGTTGAATACATTAGATCTGATGGAGCAGCAGCTAATGGAGTAGATGTATTCAGTATCCCAGGATTGGTTGGAGGTTATGATGCTCAAGGTATCAGTATAAGTTTAGTTGATGTCGCAAGTCTTGGTATGGATCCTGAAGACATCGAGGATGTAAGATTCCGAGCTCCAAAAAACTATGAACGACAAGATCGTGCAGTATCAGCAGATGATTTCAAAGCTATACTATTAGATGAATTTGGAGATATCGATGCTATTAATGTTTGGGGAGGAGAAACTAATGATCCCCCTCAATACGGTAAAGTTATGATTAGCATTAAACCTAATACAGGGGAACGATTATCTCCTATGACGAAAACTGATATAATCAATCGAATTCTTAAACCGTATAATATAGTTGCGATTACTCCAGTTATAGTTGATCCAGAATACGTATACATAACAATCAACTCAAAAGTTACTTATTACAGAAATAAAACTCAGAAGAGTCAAGGAGAGATGATTGAGTTAATATCTGATATTATCAAAACTAAATATGAGGATTCTTTGAGGGATTTCGGATCAACTTTAAGATACTCAAGTGTTGTAACTGCAATTGATAATGCTGATGTAGCAATCAACAGTAACATCACAGATATTCAGATGGCAAGAAGATTTAACCCAGATTCAAATAACGTATCAGGTTTATATGACTTATATTACCACAATCCAATCAAACCCGGCACAATTATATCAAGTAGTATAATCAAGACTGGAGGAGATACTTACGCGTTGATGGATGATGGACTTGGAGTGATGACTTTATATAACATCACTCAAGAAGCATTTACAAGCATTAATATAGGAACAATCGATTATACTAAAGGTATCATATACCTGAGGAACTTCAACATTGATATAGATACAACACAGATGATTTCAATATACGCTGTTCCAAGTAATACAGATGTAAAATCATCTCAGAATGTATTGATATTATTTGATGTTGCTAATATTACAACGGATACTATATAATGCTATCAAGTATAATCAACAGGGTTCTACCTGCTTTTATACGAGATGATCATCCAACTTTTGAAACTTTTCTGAAGACGTGGTTAGAATTTCTAGATGATGATGGCCCCCATCAACATATAACCGAGTTAAAAAATCAAGTTGATGTAAATTCATCAGACGTTATAGATGTATTGAAAAACGCTTATATGCCATCATATCCAGCAACGCCACTTGGATATGTACAAGAAACTGACTCAGCATTTCTTATTAAACATCTTAGAGATGTATACAGAAAGAAAGGATCTGAAGCGGCTTATAGATTCTTCTTCCAAGCTCAATTTGGCGAAGATATAACAATACACTATCCTAAAGAGAATGTACTAAGATTATCTGACGGAAAATGGCAAGTATACCAATACATCCTCTTTGATTGGAATATCGATACTGTCGAGCATGTTATAGTGAAAGGATTCTTCAATAAACAAATAAGAGGACGCACTAGCAATGCTACAGCATTTGTTAATATACCTGAAGGAGCAGATCCACAATTTTATATAGACGCTAAAGAGCTTCCACTGAAAGATGTATTAGGAGACTTCTTACCTAATGAAATCATTGAGGTGATTATATGATATTTTATGCGGAAGCTAGTATAGTCGCATTAGGACGAGATGATTTATACTTATGTGAAGATGGGGATATTATACTTCTTGAGAATGATGATGAAGCACAAAGAGAAGACTTTAATATTACAGTAGCAGCAGTTACTTCACATAACACGTCAAGTGAAATAACATCAAGCGTTACATTATCATCATCACCACAAATCAATCTCCTTGCTGCATCTGTTGTAGTAGCTGGTGCAGAGTTGATTGGACAAGGAGGAATAACACGCTCAGGTGAAGCTAATATAGTAGCTGGTGCAGAGATGAACGATCAAGGAGGAATAACACACTCAGGTGAAGCTAATATAGTCGCATTAGGACAAGAAGATTTTAATATTACAGTAGCAGCAGTTACTTCACATAATACGTCAGGTGAAATAACATCAAGCGTTACATTATCATCATCACCACAAATCAATCTCCTTGCTGCATCTGTTGTAGTAGCTGGTGCAGAGTTGATTGGACAAGGAGGAGTAACACACTCAGGTGAAGCTAGTATAGTCGCATTAGGACAAGAAGACTTTAATATTACAGTAGCAGCAGTTACTTCACATAATACGTCAAGTGAAATAACATCAAGCGTTACATTATCATCATCACCACAAATCAATCTCCTTGCTGCATCTGTTGTAGTAGCTGGTGCAGAGTTGATTGGACAAGGAGGAATAATACGCTCAGGTGAAGCTAATATAGTAGCTGGTGAATCAGTTCTCTATAATGTATTATTAGAGAATAATAACGAATTCATAACTGAATATGGTGATGAAGTTGTTCTTGAGAGGTTAAATTTATTTGATCGTGGTTTGAATTCAATGACTTTGGGTTACATGACACTTAACTCTAGTAACTATATTGATATGACAATACAGCATCAATTACAAGTTATATCAACTGTGATTCATAATGATGATCCGTTAGATATAAACCAAACAGTACACGTTCAAGCAGATAGTCACCATGATGCGTTTGGATTGGGAGTTATCAATACTAACATATATATAATCAATGAATTATATATGAGCGCTGATGCATTAGCGACATTTGAATGTGCTGGCGCTTCAATTATTGCAGGAGAAGTTGAACATTTTAGCGCATCAATTATATTATCTGGTGCTACTATGCAAGCGGGGATTCTTGCACTTCAATGCACTACGAATGTTCTAACAAGAGAAGAGAGAGGGTATTGGGAAGGGACAGACGGATTCTTATCAAGTAATATGTACTTACAGGATAATCATTATTATCAAGATTATTCCTATGAGATAGAATGTAATACATCAATACATCATTATAGAGATACTGTAACTGATCTCATTCATCCTAGTGGTACTAAGATGTTTGGTAAATATGTATGGACTTCAGAGATCACCAATAACTTTGAATTAACGGTTGATTCTTATGTAGAGTATGAAATACTTGATGTTGATGTGATGACTGGAATGAGTGATGTTGATACCATACCACTAAACATAGTTAGAATTGTGTTTGGTGATGCACACATTAATCCATCTTGTGCATTGGATGCATTAAGTTATCGTAATATATATTTAGATGGTAGCGTTAACGGAGAAGCTGTACTAGGAGAATTTAGTTCAATTAATCTTGAGAATAATGATACCATTCAATTAGAAGGTAATGATGATACCATTGAATCTGAAAAAGAATCTATTGATGTATATGTTAAACGATTTGGATACGGTAATATAACATCAACTTTGAATGATGTAGATGCATCACTATCATCTATCTTATACGCAAGCGCTGATATAGAGAATACCATTGGACCTAGTATGAGCGTATTAGCTGATGATACAGTGATACAATATAGTGTATCAATAATACTAGCAGGAGCATCTGTAACAGCATCATCTGAAGTGAGTGCTGGATTTGGACAAGGTATGTTAAATCAAGCTCCATTAGATACATGGACACTTAACGGTCACTTTGGAACAAGAGATGCTATATTAACTGAAGATGGTAAAACTGTAATAACAGAGATGGCTGATATATTAATAAATGAAGAGGTAAACTAACATGACTGCAATTGTAACAACATCAATAAGAACTACTCAATTAACTAACTTTATTAATGCGTTTAATGAAGAGACAACAAGTGATGATTTCAAAAGTCTGTATTTGGCATTATGTAAAGATACTCCTTGGGATGATGATGCTTCTGGGCGTAATGAAGATGACCCTGGTTTCGCAGTACCATTAGTCAATGAAGATGATATTGATTTGATGTGGGATGATGTGTTAACATTCAAACGCATATTCATTGAGAATATTAATCCTGTTGTACCTGAGTGTACTTACATCAGCGGAGATAAATGGGCATGGGATGGCCTCAATCTATCATCTGGTGTCTGGGAACAATCATTTAATGGATTTAGTATTAAAAAGAGTGTTATGCGTAACTCTGAAGGACGAGTGTATCAATGTATACAAGAACCATTAAATGGCACTTGTTATATTGGAGGAACAGAAACATCTCATTTGGATAGAGATGTATGTGAATCCAATCCAGGAGCTACATGGATACCAGAAAAAGCTACAATGGAACCTATCGGACTTCCAACTCAAAAGGGAGAAGTCTTAACATTCGGTAACTATCAATGGGAGTATCTATGGACTCTTGATAGTAACACTATAATTGATAAAGTTAATTATTGGTGGCAGCCTATATCTTATAATTTATACTCAGAAGGCGGAGTTTGTTACATAGATGGTGTTCTAGACACATCACACCAAACTCAAGAATCTTGTGAAGCCGAACCATTAAGTAACTGGACATATACATCAATACCATTCTTTGAGCAAGATGTATATGGGATTGATCCTGATTTAGCAGTTATCAAGACAAAGGCTATTAATATGATGATTGAGACTACTTTAACATCAGATAACATCGGAATCGATATTGATACATTCAGACAAATATTCTTAGTGGATACACCCTATACACTTGATAATGAAAAGGCTTTTGAAAGTGTAATTCAACCATCTGATATGAGTTCTGATGTATCAGGGAATGTCTTTGTGATGGAGAATAAATTACCAGTTATACGCTCAGAAGATTCGAGAGAGTCTATAAAATTGATATTACGATTCTGAGTAGTTGAGATAAATAATGTATACAACTAAACTATTGAGATAATATATGACAACACCTACTAATGGCGATTTTAACACTAATCCCTATTTCGATGACTTTGAAGCTAATAAAAACTTTATGCAAGTTCTCTTCAAACCAGGTCAAGCAGTACAAGCTAGAGAGTTAACACAATCCCAAACAGTGATACTTGAACAATTGAAGTCTATGAGCTCTCATCTGTTCACTGACGGAACACCAGTCATTAATGGTAAATTAACAATCAATAAGAATCAACGTTGGTTGCTTGTTAATCAAATTGATATGAATGTTGGATTGAAAAATCAAATTATTATAGGTTTATCATCAGGTGCTAAAGCCATTGTAGAGCATCTACACGCTGATTATAATAATGAACCATATCTATACATCAAAGAGATTGGAGGCACTTTCTTCGAAGGCGAAACAATCGAAACTGTTGGATTCTCAAGTCCTGAACTGTCTATAACATTACAAGGATCACAAACACTTACTAGTATATATGAATCTGAGTTTGGAGGCACTTCTACATTTGCATCTAATGATGATGGTATATACGCTATTAGTGGTAAATTTGTTCCTACATACGCTCAAACTATCATGGTTGATAAAAACAGTGGTAAAGCCTCCTCTAAGGTTGGATTTACTATTGTTAAAGAAATCATAACTGCAGTTGTTGATAACACTTTACTAGATCCAGCACATGGCTTCTACAATTATAATGCCCCTGGTTCTGATCGTTACAAAATCACTTTAACATTATCAACTAGAGTTGATCATGATATCAATACACCAACTTTAGACTTCATTGATTTAATGACTCTATTTGAGGGTGATATTAGTGCTAACATTGATCGTACTTATAATGCTGTTCTTGAGGAAACTATAGCTAGAAGGACTTATGATGAATCCGGAAACTATACAACCAAGATATTTCCTATATCATTAATCAACAACATACCTAATGAAGCAATCGATCCTGACAAATTTGTAGTTAAATTAGATCCAGGAAAGGCTTATGTACATGGATATGAAATTGAAAGTAAAGGTCCACTGTACCTTGAAGACACTAAAGCACGAACTTTTGAACGGAAGAATAATGGTGCTCATTTACATAGTATAGGTCCTTACGTTGAATTAGCTTATGATCTAGACCCAGAGAATTCCTCTAAAACTTATAACGATAAGTGGGCTTTTGATGTAAGTAAACAAGAATTAGTTGAGTTTTTGGATAGTTCTGGTACTGTTTTATTTGATACTAGAATGAAACATATTATAGACGGGAGAATGTATCTATGTTCAAGTTGTGATGATTTCGCGCTTATGAGATCAGCTAAAACAGTTAGAAGCGTCGCTTATCCAGTTGATAGAGTAGCAACACTATCATTAACAGATGATATTGTTATATTACAAGGGCTTGATAGGATATCTAATCCATCAATATTAAAATTGCCTGAAAGTAATATTAAAACTGTGATGAATAATGAAACACATTTCTCAGCCCATAAAACGTATCACACTGTTAATGTAAGTAGTAACACAGCATCTTTCACAACAGGTTCAAGTCAGATTACAATAAGTAAAATAATTCAAGTAGTAAACGATCTTACTCATTATGTGATTGATCCAGGAACATACAATGCAGGTATAACAGGTATAGGAACGAATTCAGTTTCTATTGATTTCGGTTCATTAAGCGGATCAGTTAATATTATAACTGAACTTAGTATAGGCCAAAGTAACCATATCACCAAAACATTAACTATTAATACAGAATCATTGAGTGCAGTAGATGGTATCATAACATTAAGTAATTTCGATGTATATGATATAATATCTATTGAAGGTTCAACATCAGGAGATGTGAAGAGTAAATTTAGAGTTAATAATGGTCAACTTGATCATCTATACAATTATGGCTCTTTGACTTGGAATGATGCTAATCCGATTCAATCTGAAACATTTAGTATAGAGTATAGATACTTCGCTCATGGTAATAGTGGAGAGTATTTTAGCGTTGATTCATACACAAATTCATATGATAATACTGTTACTGGGTTTACTGATCTTCCTATACCATACGAGAATGATGAACTTCGTTATGTGAATGAAGCAGCATCTAGTACATATTATCTAAGAGATACTTTAGACTTTAGAGCTAATATCAATAGCATCGAAAACGGCAAATATATGCCGATTGTTGATACTTTAGTATACGCTGATTATGATTACTATATACCCAGAATTGATTTAGTTACCATTTCAGCAGATGGTAGTTTCTCAGTTGTTAATGGTGTTCCTGATATGAACGCAGTTGAACCTAATCTACAAGGCGATACACTCCTTCTCTATAAACTATTCATACCAGCATATACATTCACCACTAGTCATATTGGTATAGAGTCTATGGACACTAAACGATATACAATGAGAGATATTGGTAAACTCGAGAAACGTATTGACATAGAAGAGTATTATACTAGTTTGAGTCTGTTAGAGCAACAAGCTATTGATATGAGTATCTTAGATGCTAATGGATTAGATCGGTACAAGAATGGTGTATTGGTAGATAATTTTACAGGTCATGGAGTTGGTGACGTAGAGCATGAAGAGTATAATGTATCTGTAGATAGTACAACTGGTACACTTAGAATGCCGTTCAAGCAGCATATGATTGATATGGAACAAGCGGGAGAGAACGATTCAGATGTAGCATGGAATGGTAACACTGCTTCATTGAGCTTCAGTTCAGTGTCTTACATTGAGCAATTGCAAGCTAGTCAAGTGATGAACGTGAATCCATATAATGTATTTGCTTGGCAAGGTTCAATGACACTACAGCCAGATACTGATAATTGGGTTGATACTGAAACTAATCCTGATGTATTAGTGAACTTTGATGGTAATATGGATAACTGGTTCACTGATGATGGCTGGAATTCTAGTTGGAATAGTTGGCAGGATAACGTAACTGGTGTAAATCTGAATACAGTTAGTAACTCCACTTCACGAAATGAATTGGTTGATGTTACTTGGCGAGATAGACGGAATGATACGATAACAACAACAACAGACACCACATCATTAAACGTCACAACATCTTCATCAAGAAGTGGTCTGAGATCAAGAACAATTCCAGAGACAGTTACAGAGTCTTTAGGTAATCGTGTGGTTGATATATCAATCGTGCCTATGATGCGTGGAAATGTATTACATTATAAAGCAACTGGATTGAAACCTAATGTATCACTTCACGCTACATTTGATGGAGAACAATCTGATTTACATTGCACTAACCTTCTATCTGATGTGAATGGTACATGTGAAGGCGATTTTGAATTCCCATCAGGTGTTTTTAGAACAGGAGAACGCTTATTCCGTTTAACTGATAGTTTATCTGATCCAACGACTAGTGCCGAATCAGCGTATGTAGCATCAGGATTACTCCAAACTCAAGAAAGGACAGTTGCTAGTGTAACATCATTTAGAACTGAAGTAGAATCGTTGTTTGAGAGTGGAGCTAGCTCAACTACAGATGCAGACGTAGTTAATACATCATCATCAGTATCTAGACAAACAGGAAGAGCATTCAGATGGAGAGATCCTCTAGCACAAAGCTTCTTAGTATCCAATAAAGATGGTGGTATATTCTTAACTAGCTTAGAGATATACTTCAGAAGTAAAGATGATGCAATCCCATGTTTAATCGAAATCCGTGAAATGGTTAATGGTTATCCTGGTCAAATTATCCTACCATACTCTACAGTGTCTCTGAATCCAGACGACATTACGGTTACAGGTAATGAGTATGCGCCTGTTAATAGCACTACATTCTCATTCACTGATCCCGTGTTCCTAAGCAATAACACTGAGTATTGTTTTGCTATAATAAGTGACTCAGATGGATATGAAGTTTATACTGCTAAGATTGGAGATGGAGAAGTTCAAGCTGATGGTATTCAAGGACCTAGGATTAATAAACAACCTTATATGGGTGTTATGTTTAAATCTCAAAATGGTTCAACTTGGACTGCTGACCAGAATATGGACATCACATTCAAAATGAATCGAGCTGCGTTCCTTAATGATGGAGTGATAAACTTCTATAATACTGGATGGGATGATCAAGCTGCTGATGGATCTGAACACATCAATATTACCACTATGATGCCTACGATTGAGGAGATGAGTCTTGGAAACTCAGCTATTACATGGGAGCTCAGATTCAAAGAAGGCTCAAATGAACTTAATCTTGGATGGACTCCATTCACTCCATTCACCAATGATGATCTCCAAGACCTTATCGAGTTGATGGGTGAACCTGGTGCATCTGATCCCACACAGGTACATATCAGAGGTACAATTGAAACATTGAATGATAATGTAAGTCCTATCATTAATACAAGCAGAGTTGGTTTGATAGCAGTGGCTAATACAGGTACTGTTGCTGGTAAATGTACTATTGCGGGTCAGAAAGCGTTTGATATAGGAACCGATGCAGAATGTGATAGTGCAGGAGGATTGTGGGAAACAGATGAAACTAATTTCACAATTGAAGGTAATTATGTAACTAGATCAGTTGAATTAGAGGACCCTGCCGAAAATATTAATGTATGGTTAACTGCTGATAAACCTCAAGGTACTGCAGTTGATTTATATTATAGTACAGGAGGAACGATTAAACGATACATCGAACTTCAAGACGGTATCAACACTTATACAGATGGATATAGCTTAGTATACGTGAATGATTTTGAGAAACAGTATGTACACTTCTACACATCAGATAATATAGCATTCACAGTGCCTGATGCTGGAGCGTTATATGGCAGCCTTTCTGCTTACGGTACAAGAGCATATGCTAATAGAGATCGTGATCATGGTGTAGCTAACGAGAAACGCTTATATCTAGTCAATATAGATGACGTAGCTCAAGTACAATATGGCGGCTGGATGTCCAATGAAGATTTAAGAGATTCGGTTGATTGGGACACTTCTGATACATATATAGAAGGTGATGTTATCAGACACTCATCAGGCAATTTTTATAAGTGTTTAATCAGTAATACTGCTATTGAACCAACTGTCACTAGCTATTGGCGTGATTCTTGGGATAAAGTTATTCTAATTCGAGTACAGAGTGGTCCTGCTTCTCCTGTTGCAAAGGATAGAGCATTAATTAGTGAAGATAAAGTAACTTGGATGCCTATGGAAGCAGTAGAGACAAGTAGCTTTAAACAAGCTCAACAAGCTGCAAGCACAACTGGCGGAGAAGAAGTGAGTTCAGGTTTTGTTGAATATGAGTACTCAACAGCTGATAAAATTGAAGACCCATTTAGCGTATTTAGAATCAAAGTGGTGTTGAAAGCTTTAAATGCTGCAAGAGTTCCAGGCGTGAGAAGTTTTAGAGCAGTTGCCAGTTTATGAGATTAGTGAAAGGCACTACATATTCTAGAGATGATCATAGTAAAGCATTCGTTAATAAAGGCTTGGAGGCGCATCTAAGTATGAAAGCTAGGAAAGAAGCTGAATTAAATGACAAACGACGCTTGGATAAAGTTGAGCGAGATGTGTCTGATATTAAACGGATGCTGGAGATGTTAATAAGTAATTCTTAGTGCGTTATAAACAAAACGCCTGATATTATTAATGAGATAAATAAACGTATATAATTTAATAGATAGGAGAATGTATACATGGCACAAAGAAAGATTTCCGAACTTCCTGTAGATAGTAATGTTACTGGGTCTGAAGAACTTATAACAAATGACTCTGGAGTCTCGAGAAAAGTTACTATTGCTAATGCAGTAGCTGCTGTAGAACCGAAAAGTCATACACATAACTATGAACCAGCAGATGTAGATATTCAAACTCACATCAATGCTGCTCATGCACCATCTAACGCTAACAACTATAGTTTACCAAGTTCAGTTGTACATGATAATGAGTTGAGTAGCTCAACATCAAGCACTTCTACTTCAACAGGTGCCAATAGTGCCGCTGTTAAAGCTGCTTATGATAAAGGTAATCATAGTCACTCTTATTTAGGTGACTCAGACTCTAGAATTTCTGGTTGGGATGCTGCTACAGCTAATGGAACAGTAACAGGTTCTGGTACTACTTCAGGTACAAACACAGGTGACAATACAGTTTGTACTTCAGGTACAGCTACTACTGCTGCTACTCTAGCAACAGCTAGAACTATCGCAGGTGTATCGTTTGATGGTTCAGCTAATATATCTCTAAATAACAATGCTATTACTAATGGCGCTGGCTATATTACTTCTTACACTAACACTACTTACTCTGCAGGTGCGGGTCTTGATTTATCAGGTACTACATTCTCAATCGAATCAGACCTAAGAGAAGGTGGTACGACTTCAGATAGATATTGGGGTAATACTCATGACTATGTGTTTGCTGATGCTTCACACGGTTTACGTTTCTACACATCTGGTGCTGAAGAGATGCGTCTTGAAGACGACGGTGACTTGCATGTAGATGGCGATGTTATTGCTTATTCTACTACTGTTTCGGATGAGCGTTTGAAGACAGATATAAAGAATATTGATAATGCTTTAGATAAGGTTAACAAGCTAAACGGTTGTACATTTACTTATACTTCAGACGGTAAAGAGTCAGCAGGTTTAATCGCTCAAGAGGTAGAAGAAGTTCTTCCTTCAGCAGTAACTACGAGTCAACTTGTGTTTCATGGTGAAGAAGGTAAGGAATATAAAGTTCTACAGTATGACCAGACAATCGGTTTGCTAGTAGAAGCTATTAAAGAGCTATCAGCTAAGGTCGAGGAACTGGAGAATAAATAATGGCTTTACAAAGTTCAGGAGCAATATCACTAGCTAACATTCAAACAGAGTTTGGAGGTTCTTATCCTATCAGCCTTAGTGAATATTATGGTGTAGATACTGTACCTTCTTCAGGTGCTATTAGTTTGAGTGACTTCTATGGTACGAGTAATGCTGTATTTATAGCTGCCACAGGCGGTTCAATAGTCACTTCAGGTGACTACAAAATTCATACCTTTACAGGCTCAAGTACATTCACAATTACAACTCTAGGTAATGCAGCTGGTTCAAATTCAGTTGAGTATCTAGTTGTTGCGGGCGGTGGTGGCGGTGGTTCATCTATCGGTGGTGGTGGTGGTGCTGGTGGTTACAGGACAGCTACAAGTTTATCAGTAGCACAACAAGGCTATAGTGTCACTGTAGGTGGTTCTGGAACTGGAAGGAGTCGTAGTCCTCTAGGTGGAACAAATGGCAGTAATTCAGTATTCAGTTCAATCACTTCTACTGGAGGTGGTGGAGGTGCTGGTGAAACAGATGGTGCTAACTCTGGTGGTTCTGGAGGCGGTGGCGAACGCGGAGGCGGTGGAGCATCTGGTACAGCTGGTCAAGGAAACTCTGGTGGGGGCTCTAGTGGTAACAACGGAGGCGGAGGCGGAGGTGCTTCAGCTTCAGGAACTAATCCTCATGGTGGTAGTGGTATTCAAAATAATATAGATGGAACTAATTATTACTATGCTGGTGGTGGTGGCGGCGGTCGTAATGGTGGTGGTGGTGGCGGTAATGGCGGTAATGGTGGTGGTGGTGGTGGCGCTAATACTGGTGGTACTCCACATGGAACAGGTGGTATAGGTAGAAATCAAGGACAACCTGGCGGACAATCCCCAGGATCTTATGGAGCAGGTGGTACTACTGGTTCTGGTGGTAATGGTGGTTCAAATACTGGTGGTGGTGGTGGTGGTGATGGTAATAATGGCCAAGGCGGTAATGGTGGCTCAGGTATTGTTATCATTAAATACAAATTCCAATAGGAAGAACTATGGCACATTTTGCACAAATAGAAAACAACCTAGTAATTCAAGTAATCGTTGTAGATAACAGCGATATTCTTGATGAACAAGGAAACGAATCAGAAGCTGTGGGTACTCAATTCTGTACTGACTTATTAGGCGGTACTTGGGTACAGACTTCATATAACGGTCATATTAGAGAGAATTACGCAGGTGTTGGTGATACTTACGATACTACTAGAGATGCTTTTATCTCACCACAACCCTACCCTTCTTGGGTATTAAATGAAGATACTTGTCTATGGGAGGCGCCTGTACCTTACCCTACAGATGACAAGATATATGTATGGGATGAAGACACTACCTCTTGGGTAGTAACAACAGGAGAATAATATGATTATTACAATCAATCAACTAGAAAGAAACACAGCAGACCCTGCTATTACTTCTATCCCTGCTGACAAAGAGGCAGTGGTACTAGCAGCAGATATTAAGTCAGTAGCAGTACGTCAAGCTGAAGCAGAAGCAGAAATGAATCCAGGAGAATAAAATGACAGAAGTAATATTAGAAGTACCATCAACAGAAGAAATTTCGCAACATTATTCAGCAATGGGTGACAGTGTAGACCTAATCAACGCAGGACAACCAGAAGATATGTCAGCAGAAGATTGGGCAGATATGAAGTCTCGTAACCAAGAACACTTAGTTTTAATGT